AGTTTTTTCTTAGTAGATAGAGATGAAGCACCTTCAATGCTATTCTCTTCCATGTAAGTCAATATATCACCTTTTTTCCAACCCATGTCGGGTAGACCATCGTTGCCTAAATCTACTGTTTCAAAAGCATGTCCTTCAATTACAAAGTCTGCTCCATCGACAGCAGCGCGGTTAGTATCAAGCCATTCACTTGATACATCAACCGGCTTACCCCAAATCCACCAACCTAATCGACCCATGTTCGCGCCGCTTCGTCGCGGTCCTTTATAGGTTATAGTTGGCAAAGAAATCACCTCATGCCAATAATAATTTAATCATCATTGATTCTGTGGTTCCTGTTTCGTTCTTTAGAATCAAAGGCGTTCTCTTGTGAATGACTACATTGTCACCAACGGTATAGCCCGGTGCTGCTTCAAGAGTCAAGACTGTGGATGTAACACCCGCAAGAACTCCGATAAGTCCACCTTCGCTGTCAAGAACTGTGTCGCCGATACTGATGTTGGCTACCGCAGTTGAAGCACCGCCGCTAGAGTCATCAACAGTAATAGTGGCGTCACTTTGTGCGCCTGCAACAGTTGCGTTACCAACAGCAGTTGATTGTGCAAGATTGATGTTTGTTGCGCAAGCCGCACCAAGACCTTGAGCAGATGCGTGCATAATTTCGCTGCATTGACCGGATAGGGTCAGTGTTGCGTCATTAGCAAATCCGTTAACATGCAGAACAACCAATCGTGGATTGAATCTGTTTGTTCGGTCTGTTTGTTGTGGACCAAATGAACTTGTCAAAGATGAATCGCCCGGATAGTTTGCTCCTAACCAAGCGGTTTCGTCTTGGTCGACTCCACCTTGTAGTCCTAAGTCCATTTCGACTCTTAGACTGTTTGCGTTACTTACTGTATATGTTATTCCTCTATGTGTTATTGCTACCATACTTAATCACCTCATTGTAAATCACGAATGCTACCACTAGCACCAAAGAAAGAACACCATAGTTCTCCCATAGTTCTGTAAAGCCCCTCTTGTCCAAGACGGTTAATCGCGAATGGGTCGCCGGTTTCAATACCGGACTCATAATACTGTGTTGGGATAGCAGTTTGGAACCATAGGTAATCTGTGTCAAGGTAGTACATACGAGATAGTGAACCTGCACCATCTTGAGGCATGTCTTTGGTTGGGATGATTGGGACACCGTTGTATGTAGCAACGATAAATCCTGCTTCAAGACCCGGAACACCCTTTACACCGTTGTAAGTTGGAGTAATTCTCTTACTGTCCATGAACCTTTGTTGGGATTGTAGAAGTTGTTGAACTCTCATTAGAGTGTCGTAACCAGTTAGGATAACCTTCGGGTTACCACCACGGGTCCAAAGTTGTTGAAACAATCCGTCCATTTGATTTAGAGATAGGTTTCTGTTAGTGCTTGAACTAGCCGCTACATCAACTTCTGCGCTGTGGAAATCTGCTGTTCCGTCGCGGGTAATAGAGTAAATGTCGTGGTCAGTAGTTGAACTTACATGGCCTGTACCTGTGGTCATCTTGTCCGGGTCGGAAACCAATCTGTCAAGAGATTCAAAGTCGTTACCAACAGGTGTGTCTACATCTTCAAGAAGCATTCTGTTAATGTGTTCAGCGTGATGCTTACCCATTTCTTCTTTTAGAACTTGTCGAACATCGCCCATTCCATCATCTTTGTCGGATAGGAACATGCTAACTTCGGACAGGTCAAAGGTGTGAGCCACAGTCTTTGGCTTTGCTGCTACATGCAAGAACTCCGGTCGGCTTGTGTCCGGTAGAGTTCCGTTTTCTGCAATTCCTCCACCCTTTGTGAAGTCAGCACGCGAAGTTAGAATTCTCCAACCGCTTCTTTCCCATGGTTTCTTAGGTAGTATGGAAAAGGCATTGAACTCTTGGTTCAATTGTGACCATACTTTTCTGCCGTAGATTGCTTGGTATGTTCCGGCTGTGGATGATAGTAGAGGCGCATCTGCCTTTAGTATGTCACCGGAGCCGTAGGTGTACCCTGTTGAGGATGCTCCGCCGTAGTAGTATCTTTCCATGTCTTGTACTGTTCTTACATAATTTCTTGCCATTAATAATCGCCTCCTGTCAACGCTTTATTAGCAAGTCGGTGGACATCGTCCCACGACATTGATGCTAACTCAGTAGTTTCGGGAATAGTTACGCTAGTAGTATCAGCGGACTTAGAGATTAGAGTAGATTCTGTTGATACATTGTCTATTCTACCGTTAAGTGCTAGAACTGCTTTCTGCAATTCAACAAGTGGTGCGCGAGCATCAAATGCTTGTTTTGCTATTGCGTCCGCTTCAAACTTTTGCTCTTTCAAGAATCTGTCAGTAAATTGGTTGTTAAGGTCAGCCTTGAATTGTTGTTCTTCTGCTGCGGCTTTGAAAATCTCGTACGCTGCTTCAACTTCGGATGAAGAAACATTACCATGATTCAAATAATCACCTTTGATAACATTCTTGTTTCCACTTGGAGCGGAACCAAAGTTAGGTTGCGGTCTTTTACCGGAATCATCTTCGCCTGCTCCTTCAAGAGAACCTTGTCCTCTCATGTCGAAAGCACTTTCGCCCGGTCCATAGCCTTTGTTAAAGTGGTCGCGAGCCGCGTTTGGGTCAAACCCTGCGCTTTTCACGGTAGACTCTAACCAAGTCAAGTAATCTGTCGTTATCATATCATCTGCTTTGTTTGTCATGTCATCTTCTCCATACATCATTTCTTCCAACCCCTCATCATCTTCATCATCATCTTCGGGTTGAGTTTTCTTTTTTGGTTTAGGCGCATCGTCGTCGTCGTCGTCGTTACCGAAAGGTCCGGGTCTGCCGTCGTTATCCGGGTCTAATCCACCCAAATCTCCGGCTTCCTTCTCTTCTTTGTCTTTCTTCTTCTTTTTGTCGTCGTCCTCTTCTTTATCTAATTTCTTAGATAACCTTTCAAGTACGCTTTGCAGTTCGCTCATTGGGTTCGTCATAGTATCACCTTTGTCTTCCTTGAGAATCCTAAACTGCGCTTCGGGGTTAATACCCTTCTCACAAATAGTGACCTCATGGAGTTCCATGCGACGAATTTCACGGTAATCACCGCGAGTTTGGTCGCTTTTGTTGACACGCTCAAAGGCTTGACCGCCTATTGAGAATGACCGCAGGCTTCCCTTACGGATTTCGGATGCAACTTCGCGGGCTTTTTCAATATCTCCGCGCAGTTTAATGACTACGAACATTCCTGTGTCGTCTACTTCGGACTTCCACAATCGACCGCTTGAATCAGTGTAGGAAGGAATGACACTTCCTACTTGAATATTAGAGTGTGCTAGTTGAACATTACGAAAACCATCTGCTTTCATAAAGTTACCAAACGCATCTTTCAAAGCACCGCGAGTGATTAAATCACCTTGCTTATCGACCATCTCAACTGATGCGTAACCTGCTACAATTAGGTCATCACCAATACCCTTCAAAATGACAGGGTTTGACGAAGCACTAGGTGCCGCAAGAATAGCCATTACAGCGCGACAGTATTTCATGGTATATCAATGGAACTGTTCTCAACCGCTACGACACCTTCGTCTTCTAGCGTTGCAGTTTCCCCTTGACTTGTTCGCAGTCTACTCTTTTTCTTTGAAGTTGCAGGTTTTATTTCATCGTCGCGCCTGTTTTGCGGGTCGAAGTCGGGCATAGTATCGTCGCGGATATTTTCAGTAGGCCCCTTTGGAGAACTGTCAAGACTCGCATATCCTATACCTAATCCTTGCACTCCTGTGCTAGTAATTTTTTCTTTAGACAAGTTATCTAATCCGCGCTCAAGTAGTTCAAGCCCTCTTTTGATTAATTCTTCTTCTTCTTCAAGCACTTTCTTAGGTTTTTTAGTATGCCCCGCAGGTGCTTCGGGGTCAACTTCATCGTATTCGGGGTCTTCTCTATCTTTCTTTTTATACAGAAGAACTGCTGCGGAAGTTTCCCAATACGCTTCTTGGTCACGCGCTAATTTAACAAGATAATCGTTACCCCACACAGTCGATTGAGGTTCTACTACCCAATAATCTCCTTCTTTTTTTGTCTTACAAATAACTTCATCATCAAACGCGGCGAATGTAATTACTATGTTGCCTTTAGACATCTTTACGCTTTGAGCAACATGGTGGTCACCGGATAGAATAGACAAAGTTTCAACGCTATCTGCGGCTAATGGTTCGTTTTCAGTTGCCTTGGCTGACCTTATTCTATACACAGGGTGTTCATTTTTAGACGCACTGACTCCTGTACAAGATACTGTTATGTAATCACCGACCTTGATACCTCTCCCGCATTTAGCACTACCGACATTCATGTAATGCTCGTCGCCTAACTGTTGAGCGCGTTTGCCATAATTTTCCGGGTTCATGAGTGGACCGACCCCTATCGTACAACCTTTGCCGCTACGCGATAAAACGATAACATCTACCATTTTTTCTTTACTTAACAACACCCACTTAGGATGTCGCGGCTCTCCTTTCATGTAAGTAGCGTTAGCATCTCTAAGGAGAATATCTTGATTACCCTCTTTACGAAGACCCTCTATGGCAACTTTTAACCCTTCATCATCGCTACGCTTTGTGTTGATTGGTTCGGGTAATTTGATATGCTCACTAGATTCGTATTGGGCGCGAAGATGACGGATTCGGTCTTTAGTTGGCATGTTATGAGTGTCTTCATCGGCAGTCTTCAATAAATCAACGACTGTCATCATGTCGTCGTGTAGAATAGCGTGAACTACAAAGTCCTTCTCATACACTCTACCAACTTCTTCTATCAATGTTTTATTTAGTTTAACTTCACCTTCATCATTATATGCTGTTAATTTTTTACCTTTCTTAGTCGCGATAACATGCTCACCTTGAGGATAAAGACTGATTACCCAATCACCGGTAAAACCGCGCAGATGTTGCATGTCTTCTAAGTCAAAGATTCTATGCATAAATTTGACAGGTCGAGGTTTACCATCTTCTTTGTAGAGTAAACTATCATCTATGACCTTGTCAAGTGATGTGAGTAAAGTGCTATCTTGTAAACTACCTGCACCTTCCGCGAGTCTGCCGGATGTAGTGTTAGGGTTGCTTTCCATAGAAGGACTCCAAGTTTGATAATTGATGTGGTTAGAAGCGGCAGGGTTGTAAGGTCTTAGATTAGGATTCAAACTATACATAGCGTTCTCCGGTAAAAATAAATTCATTCTTTTATTACTTGGTGAAGATTGATTGTGCTTCTCAGTTTCAGTAAACATAACACCATCTCTTAACGCATCCATATTGATATTTATAGGAAGTTTACAATTATAACCGTGTTCGTATTTATACAACTTAGATGTGTATACAGGAGGTAATTTAGCACCGTCTAGTGAATTACCACGGACAGGCACTTCGTCGGGTTTTACTTCAACAGTCCCCGCAATAGGTGAAGTTTCGTCGTTTAAAATGTGCGCTAAGTTTCTTAAAGATTGCATTTTATTTCTATCTTTACTAGAACCTGTTGGGAATATAGTGCTTCGTTTTTTCATATTTACGCCTTGTTTAACGCTTCTACCTAAGAAACCAACATCGCTACCATACTTTGTTTGTTCCATAGCGTGTAATAACATATTGTAAATGACTTGGCTTTCTTGATTCAAACTCAATGTATTGCCATCTTCATCCTCGACATTACCTCCCCCATTTAACAAATGGTCGTGGAAAGAGTGTATACCTCCTTGGTTATGAACATAAGAAGAGCCTTTTCTGTTGCTAGGTAAACTACTTTCGACAAGAGAATTGTCGTTCATATATTGAGCATAACTATCAACAAATCTTTTGTCGTCTGTTAATCTTCTTTTGTCAGTAGTGAGAGTCGGTCTATTTAATTGTCGCTTTTTATCGGTCTTTTGACTAGGCGCGTATCTTGCCATAAAAGCATCTTCAAAACTTATCCCTTGGTTTTGCGCGGCTTTCTCTACTTGGTCAATTATTGTATTGAAAATTTGAATTTGAGATTGATTTTGAATTGGTTTCCCTGTTATACCTTCGGCTAATTTAGAAAACAATTTATGACCTTGAGTTTGTTTATTGTCAAAGTGGCCTTCTTTGATTTTTAAAAACCCGTCAGCGTTCATGCGTCTTTCTCTTGGAACTGTCATGTTTGTTAATCCTGTAATATCCTCTTCGGATAAGTGTTCATTTATTTTAGTGTCACTATCAAATCCATGATAAGCGTCGCCGTTCAACAAATTGTAGATTTCATCCGGTGAGAAATTTAATGCTATGTGTTCAGCGACATGGGCTAAATAACCAGTAGCGATGTACGCTTGGTTATTTTCCGCATCCGACATGCCATCTTTACCAAACAAACCGGGGTGTAATCTTTCAAGAGCAGGTTTCAAAGCATTGAATATTTTTTGAGTTACACCATGAGTTTGATGCGCGTGTTTTATTTTTCTATCAGCATGTTCTCGCTCGGAAAGCATTGGTCTTTCGATGTCTTGATTATTTATTTGCGCTAATCTCGCTCTTAACATATCTTTTTTAGACTCATCTCTTGTTTCTCTCATTTGATTTAATATATCATTCTTATCAGTAAGATGCAAAGATGCGCGAGATGGACCAATAGTATAAGGCGTGCCGTGAATGCTAGTTCCATTAATCGGTTCACCATCTTTTATTTTTTTAGCCATTTTTTGAGTCCATTCTAATTCAAGTTCTTCATCATCAAGATTTTGATACTCTTCGTCTAGTCTTTGTACCTCAGTCAACAGTTGTCTACGGGTAGATAAATTTTTAACTAGAGGTTTAGGTATAGAATAATCGCCTAATAAATTTTTAGACTTTTGGCGATATTGAGAATAGTCTTCGCTGTTGTAGATAGCGTTACCACTAGGTGTAGACATATCATTGCCGGTCAATTCGTGGATTACATTTTTACCATCACGGTCTTGACCTAAAGGGTCGACATGGTGGTCGTGATGAATATTACCTCGTTTAAAGTTCTCAATTGCTTTTTCATTTTTTTCACCGTGAATTCCTGTATGCGCGCCAAAAAGCCCCAACGGTATCAACAATCTATCTTCTGCTTTATTTTTATCATGAGTAGTATGGTTCAGTTCACCTGTGTGTAACTGTTCTGCGAGAAATAATTTGTCATGCCCGTTGTCATTTGCTCTATTTCTCAACTGACTAATCTGTGTCATTGGGAGTGATGATATTTTATCTATCTCGTCGGGTAATCCATCCATACCTAGAACCCCTATATCTTCTTCATAATCGCTTGGTAAGTATGTAGTTTCATGACCAAAGAAAGAATACAATGATTTCAAAGATGTAGACCTTGGTTGAGGATTTTTATCGACCATCTCCCCGTAAGAAGTATTCATTCTCGCTAAGGCTTGTGTAGTTTGACCTGCCGGGTTGTTGACTGTATCAATCGGTATAGAAACGCTGTTTGCTCTATCATTTTCGGGGTTGAAAATTATTGAATCAAACTCGCTTAATTTTTCTTCTTTGTCCGGTGAGTTTGTTAAAGCCCTGTCTAAATCATCTCTTGTTTGCGCGTCTATGATTTTGTCACCTGTTTTTTCATACACATTTTTTCTTCTCGCGCCGCCTTTAAATTTATCTCTCATTCCTCTAAAAATTGGTAACATTTTAACATCGGGCATACTACTAAAGTATACTTGAGGGAATGATTCTTCTCTTAACTGCGGAAGGTCATCGAAATCTCCATCTAAACCACCATGTGTGCCTAGCGATTGACTTAGAATTCCTTGAGCAGTCAAAGCAGGTTTAGCGTCTTTAGAATCTATCCAATCATCCGAAAATTTGTGAGTAAAAGCGTAATCATCAAGAGTTGACATTTTCAACCCTGTAAGAGCGTTTTCAATTACAGTGTTGCTAGAACGATTGATAATATCATCTAAGGTTTCTTTATTATTTTCAAAAAAACCGTTTTGAATTAAAGACTTCATGTTAGGCGGTTCATCAGTCATTTCTATTTCCGGGTCGCCAAAAATATCTTCGGCATAATGAGGGTACTTACCCTCACCTGTAACAAACATCCCTGTGTTGTCTATCAGTCCATTAATGTCTAAACTGTCGAATAAAGATGCGTATGTCGAAGGGTCTAATTGGTCAAAACCTTTACCGTTGCGCATTTTTCCCTCTAACTCTAATTTTTTCCTTTGACTTCTATTAGTTAACATTTCAGCCTCGCCGCTGTCATTTAAATAACGATTAGCGGTTCGATGACTAAATGAATTTTTTAAAGATGGACTTGAGTAAGCGTTTCTCAAAGCACCGTTCATTAATCTAGTGTGATGAGCCATGAAACCTCTCATGTCTAAGCCCTTTCTTATATCGGGAAATATTGCATTTAACTCTTTGTCATCAGCACCTTCTATCATCCACTTTTCGACTTCTCTAATTTTATCATTCGGTAACATGTATATACCGTATCTGTACGCGTCTGTGCCTATTCTCTCCATGTCCGGTGAGATAAATGAACCATCGTCCAATTGAATGCTAAGATTGTCTTTTACTATTTGATGAAGTTCGTCGGCTATTTGCGTTTTAGGCGCACCGTTTTCATCAAACGCGCTTCTAAACAAATACTCTCTAGGTATACCTTCATGTTCCCATTTCTTACACCAAAGAAAATATGGGTTCAAATCATCATCATCAACTAGAGGGAACTTCTCAGCATAATCTTTTTTGAAATCGTTGAACCCCATTTGATAAATTGATTGTAGATTAACCGCATCACCGTTCCAATTAGTAAGCAAGTGGTCTGCTTTCAATGAAGAGTGCAAATTTTTAGCAACATTCTTCATTTCTTTATCTAACTTTTTGGCCTGCGCTCCGTTATTTTTATACAAATGTCTTATCATTTTATGAAACAAAGGTTGCGAAGAGTAGGAACCTATCTCGTCATTATAGTTAGGGTGTAGACCTAACGCGTGTATTTTGTGATGCTTTGTTCTTATCTCATCTTGACTGTAATCATCAATGTTAGGAATGGTTTGGTATCGCCAACCGGCTTTACGCCTAACCATAGTATCTAACGCTTTTAGGTTACCGTCTTCAACTGCTTTATCCCAATCCTCCATGTGAAAAATAGGTAGACCCTTGTGATGTCTTTTTTTAGAAGGCTCAAAACTTGTGTCTTTTGAAGTAATAATTTTCGCCTCATCTTTGTAAGGCAAACTTTCAATAATTTTCTGCGCCTCTTTTACTAAAGGCGCGTATGTGTAGTTTTTACGAGATAAATTAAGCGCGCTAAACAAAACATCCGTGGCTTCGTTTTTACAATCTTGCTTAGCAAACAAAGCGCGTACGAAGTCTTTGACTACTCTATCGTGGTACCGAATGTCATTGTCACGCACACTTCTTCACCTCAATAAAATTCGGTGAGATTGTATGCTCCTTCGGGATTCTTATCGGATGGGTCACCTGCTTTATTTTCACGCATTTCAACTACATTAGGATAGCCGGAGTGTGTTTTAAGATTGGCTTTCTCAGCCTTTGGTTTTTGACGCTTAACATCTTCGACTTTTATTTTTTGTTGATTAGTCCAATAGTAGCCCGGTCTAACTTTTTCTACACCATTGACTCTTTCAAAACCATCAGCATTAGTAGAGCCGAACTCTTTGGACTCTTTTGATTCAGCCTTTTGCATAAGTTTGTTTGCTTTCTCAATTAATTCATCTACATCGGGGGCAAGTTGCCCTGCTTCAACTTTCATTGGCTTCATTGGTCAATCCTCCTTCCTTCTGCTTCTGCGGCGGTGTTAGCCATCGCGTGAATTTCGCTCCAATCCATATCGTGCCATTCTTCGTTTGACGCAGGCATACTCATACCTGCGTCGTCAATAGCGTTTGCGGCTTTGCTGATGACATCATCTCGGTCACCGCGTAACGGGTCACCCCAAACATCTTCATTAGCAGGAGTCTTAGCGCGGACAAAACCCGCTCTCTTTAGTAACAATTCCGGGGTGTGAATGCTTTTACGCATAGATGTAATTTCAGCATCCATCGACTCCATCTTGGTGATGAGGGCTTTCATCAACACCATAGCATCGGTGTCTTCTGCCATACTCACACCTGTCCTTGTTTCTTGAAATGTGAACCTATTCTATCCGGCCCGATATAACCCATTGGTCTGTCACTAGATTTAGCGATAACACCTTGCGTACTGTTAAATTGCGCAACAGGGAATCCTCCGGCAAATCTGTCATTAACTCCAAGAACTTTGTCGCCTCCGTTCTCGGACTTGTAAATTGCAGTAACATCGTCTGCTAAAAAATCGCTTGTAGTCTGTATACTTCGCAAAAATTGTTCTGCTGATACAAGGTCGTCGTTAGCAAGCGCGACTTTGAATTCGGATAGCGCAGTTTCTAATTTACGAACCATCGGGTCCATCTTATGTAATAGGCTCATGCGACTGACCAAGCGAGCCTAAGTCTTTAACTTATCCCTAAAAACCACTTTCTTTATTTTTACTTGTAGGGTCTTTCGCGGCTTGAACGCTATCGAGTGCTTGCTCTAATGGAGTTTTTTCACTTCCGCGTTGATTCTTCTTGGAAGAAGGTGCGCCGGATTGATGAGTTTCGGAACTAATAGGAGCAGGTCCGTTATCGCGTTGCCCTGTTCCTTCACCAAGACCGACCATACCGCCTTTCTCCATCATCATGATTTGACCACCGCCCGGAGGGGGCGCTCCGCCCGGAGGAGAAGCCCCTGCCCCCGGTGGCATCATCGCGCCCCCGCCCTGTGGAGGTATGCCACCGCCCCCCGGTGGCATTGGTGGAGGCATTCCGCCACCCGGAGGCATTCCGCCACCCGGAGGCATTCCACCCGCCGCGCCGCCTTGTTGTTGTTGCATAACTTCTTGCGGGTCGGGTTTTTTGTAGACAAAGCGTATATCACGGCCTGCGTCTTCGGTCAACTCCGGTTGGAAACCAAGTTGTTGCATACGCTGTGCGATGTTAACTTCTTGCTCATCGCGTCTAAGTCGTGTTATTTCATCTTCTTCCTCATTCGGATAAAGAGTCAAAGTCCAATCTTCAACTCCCATTTGCTCAAGCATTCTTGGGAATAGTTCTCGCGAGTATAATTTTTGACCGGATTCAACTGCTCGGTTTGTGACAAGAATTTGCATACCTTCATTGTTAAGACCGCCGGATTTACCGGCATCCATCATAAACACATTAGAAACGCCGTAGAATGCCGCTATACGCATTCGGATTTCGTCGCGAACTTGTGCGTATTGCATCTCATCAAGACTGTCCATGAAACGAACAAACTCAACTTTACCACGACCCGATGCTGACTCAACGCCGACTTTTGGTATATAATGTGGGTCGCGCTCCATCTTTTCTTCTGCACCTTTCCAAAATGAAGCAGTTGATTGAATGTTATCGGTAGTGATTGCTAATATACCTCTAGGTATTCTTCTCTTTTGATACGCAAGATAAATGTAATTATCCATTGCTGTAAGTGATTGCGCTTGCCTCCACATACTAGCGACAGGAGAACGCCCGTACAACTTAGACGGATTAAACTTAGACAAGTGTAACACCTCACCGTCAAGATAGTATTGCGTCTTACCACTCCCCGCTGTGTTAATGTATTGAACATCTTGTAGAGGTAGTGAACATACATCGCATTTTTTATGGTCGCCGTTGTGAGGGTATGTCTTGTCGCGATGAACAGGACATAGCAAATACCTACCTCCGCGCTTACCCGCTTTGTCTGCTACAATACGCATAAATGTCGGGTCACCGCGGACTAATTCTTTGATACGGAAAAATTCTATTTCACCACTATCGGGGTCGATAAAATATTCTTTAATAAGTAATAAGAAAGCATCATCTACAATATCTAAATCCCATTCTATCTCTTTCATTACTTCTATGAAAGATTGGTCCATACTGTTGCGTTGTTTCATCAACCAACGCGGATATATAATTTGGTCAGCATCGGGGCTATCAAAGTCTTCGTTACCGCATATACGGCAATTGTCAACAGTATCGTGTTGATATTCTTCACCGCAATTATTACACTTCTTGTGAAACTTTTTCTCCCAATAATAACCGCGTCTAAATATCTCTTGACATAAAGTATTGATAGTCGTTCTCAGTATTATAGATTCTTGAACCGTAGCGTACAAAGCAGGTATAGACACACCTTGTACTAATACAGGTTCTTGAATACCGCTCTTCCAAAGCGGCATTATAGGTTCGGGGGTTGTTCTTCTACGGAATGGGCTAGTCAATGTTGATAAAAATCGACCGACCAATCCTTTTTCTTCTGCCATTACATCATCTCCACAAGTCGGTTGGCGTCGTCAACTAGACGCAGGGTTTCGCCGTCCCGACTAAACATTGCTAGAACTCCCGCTTCATCAATGTTCCACTCCTTCAACAACTCTTCGCGCTTGTCCGGCACATCTTTCCAATTCAACCATTTAACGATACGAAACAACTCATCTCGCCTTGACTTGATAATGTCGGTTTTACGACCGCGCAAATCAAGTAACTCAATTACAGCACCCGCTTGCCCTTTCTTCATGCGAAGATGCGGTCGGATGCCTTTCATCAATTTTCTTAAATGGTCTTCACTATAAAACTGTAATCTATGTTGTGTTCGTCTACTATTCTTGTGTATCTTCAAATCAGTTTGAAGCACACCACAACCAAGTGCTTTGTGTAATTGCTCACAATGCATCTTCCCTCGTTCACCGGTAGCGATAAAACCTGCTCTTGGCTCAAGCCTCTTTGTAATAGTGATATAACCATCAGCGTCTAAGAACCCTGCGGCGTAAGCCCATACATCTTTGAAAATAACAGTATCGTCACGGACAAGACCCCAACCGGTACCCACTTTTTCTATATTATATTCAACGCCATGCATTTTCATCAGCGTTGCTAATTTTTGTGTAGTTAACTGTTTAACCCCATTCATGCCATTAAATATTTCTTTAGCAGGTAATGGACCTCTATCTTCTAACACATTTACTGCTTTAGTCAACCATATCGCTTCGGTTTTTTTAATGTTATCGACTGAATGAAGCGCGCCTTTCCATTCTTTTTTAGCATTTTTCTTCAACTGTTGCGCATCTACCCACAGTTGTCTTTGGTCGTTATTGAAATCTCCGTTAATCAATAATAATTTGCTGATGACATCATTGGCCTTTTCCCATTGAACGCAAGCGCGACGAAGAGCATACTCACGGTTTTGACCATGCTTACGAAGTGCTTGTAAATCACGGTCGCTAATACCTAAAGATTTGACAGTTAATTCATGCTTACCAATCCATTCTAATGAAGACAAAGTCGCATCAACTTCTTGCTTCTTAGCGATACGAATAGCGTAAATTGCTTCATCAATAGCGTCTTTCATACTTTTATGTTCGCGTCTAGCCATTCTCAAGTCTTTGACTAAAGATTCAGCACCTCGTCCAAACATAGATTGAAACCAACCACCATCGGGCATTTTAGCGACAAGTTGCTGTTTGACTTTCATAGCCATTTCTTCTTCTTTTTTCTTTTCTTCTATTTCATTAGGTTTGGCAGGCACAGGATTTGCGTTAGCCTCACCCTGTCCTTGTGAAACAGGTTTAGGGGCGTCACCAAAACTAGCGCCTTGTATTGAATTTTTAATTAGAGGGTGTGAAAGTAACATAGATTCTATGTCTAATAAATTAATTATTGTCAACTATCATCGCCTCCGGTTTGCCTGCTTTAATCCAACATTTTTTACAAAATCCAAATGGTTGCGGGTTGTCTGTCGCGTAACACCACCCGCAATACTCATCCATTTTAACAATTCCACCTTGCCAACGCTGCGCCTTTCGGTGTTTTTTTACCGCCTTTACTGGTCGGTCCTTTAACACCGCTCATTCTTGCGCAAAATGATTTACGGCGACCCGCTGCTTTACCACCGGGTTTGAGTTTGCTTGGTTTCTTTGTCACCGGTCGTTTCAAGTTAGCGCCTGTTTTACGCTTTGCTGCGGCTCGACCTTTAGCGTTTAATCCACCTGTCTTAGCATGTTTGTTAGGGTTATACCCATGAAACGGTTTGCTTTTCTTTTTTGCTTTTAACACAGAACTTGCTATCTCAAACGGTGAACAACAATCGCAGAACGATACTTCTTTCGATATGTCATCATCATTCATCATTGCTAATTCTTCTGCTGTTATTGGTTCATGCATTATGTATTCGTATTCCATCTTCACCACCGTAGGCTTACCGCCCACTCCTTGTTTTTTACTGCGCTTTCGCTTTGTAGCCGCGCGCTTTTGACCCGACGACATTGAGCCGCTAGTCTTTGGAGTTTTACTTGATACCTTGACGGAAGGGCGACATTTAGGATAGCCTTTGCTTCCTTTCTTAGCCTTTGACCTACCGCAAGGGGGATGCTTGCCATCCTTACCTGTGCGCGATACATCCACCCACTTCTCCTTGAACCATCGGTTCAAGTTCTTCTCAACTGTCATACTACGCGCACCATCTTTTTCAAAGCAGTTTTTTGTTTATCCATCAAAGCATAACATGGGCATTTAGGTGATTTAGCAGAACATTGATTCCCTTCAATCATGCACACACAAGGTGTTTTTTTTGTACCACCGCAACAACATTTATCTTTTTTGAGTTTCATTTCTTCTTCCCCTTCTTTTTCTTACCCTTGAATTTACCGCGACAGTATTGAACTGCCCATCCGTTAGCATACGCGCTTGGGTAAACTTTGAATTTACGCTTTGCCGCGGCTTTACCCGCCGGGCATAGTTTCTTTTCAAGATAACCAAAAGCCGCATTCGTTCCTACGCAAAATTCACAATTACAATCAGTCATCATTAACCACCTCGGCAAATAGGGCAAGGGTCGCCCTCATCAATAGTTCCTCTCCCTTGACAAGCAGGGCAATTAGTATCACCGCTTGGAGTTTGTGTCATGAACCCTTGAAGAAATTGTTGCATTTCGCGCTTTTCTTCGAGGCTCAAAGGTTGACTAAAATCTCGCGCAGGTTGACAATTATGGTTGTTTAATCCGGTTTCACCGTAAAAATAACGCTTACATTTAGGGCATTGCACTTTGCGCCCACCGCGACCCTCATCACCGAGAGGGGTATTTTTCAAGAGATGCCACCAACCTTCCGTCATTTTAACCACCTAACTGTTGTCTTGCTAATTCTGTTGCCTGTTGGTTAGACATTCCTTGAAGTTTGAAAGCAGCAATCATATCAGCCATTTCTTGAGATATATTTTGCGGAAAAGCGTTAGCAAAAGACCCACTCATCATTTGTTGAAACTGTTTTGCGTGCGCTTCTCGCTGTTCTTTTGCCGCTCTAATTTCCTCCATAGCCAAGTCCATAGGATTTAGTTCTTGAGGTGGGTTAGTATTTACATTACCACTAGCAGAAATCTGTGTGTTGTTATTACCCGTCGCTGTTTGATTAATCTTTTTTGGCTCATCAAATGACTCTCTAAGTACCATCTTAGGGCGGCGCTTCGGCTTTAATACTCTCCGCTTGTCGCTGAACTCCATCTTAGGTCGGTCGTCGTTACGGATTGGCTGCAATACTCTCCGTTTAGTTTCTTTTCTCAATCTAACAACCCCTCCATTATTTCATCTAAGTCAACAATTCGCTCACGGAACTCCGTTGTGGCCCAATGAGCCAAGGCAAGAGCAATAGCAAAGTCATCGTGACGACCAATGCTGTCTAACTTACCTTTTTTCGACATACCAAACATCATCAGTTCGCGCTCTAATTCACTAATCATTGTTCGTGAACGGTCGTCGCCCCATGGTAATCGTATTTGCTCGTTCTCAAAGCGCAACACCAAACCCATAAGAAGTGACTCACGGCGTTGGCGTGTGGAAATAAATGTCTTGATAGGAAGGTCTGTGTCTGCGCGTAGTTCAGTAGCGAAGACGCGCTGAAAATTGTTGGCTTCAAGTTCGATAACATCGGGACTAAACTTGGCATTGAGTTTTTGAATTTCCATAATTTGCGTGCGGAAATCCATATTTTTACGACGAACTGCATGAACTAATTCAAGCAGTTCGGGATTAGTTGATGGGCGACGAAGTACAACCATAACAGTGTAGTCAGCCGCTCGGTCGCTAGAAATAGCAGGGTCCCAACCGATAAAGTATTGGTCGTCCGGGTCACCTGTTTCGCGATTAATTAATTTAAGAGAGTTGTCTTTAGCGGCTTGTAATACTGTCGAAGGGAATAAACTAGACACATCGTCCATTGGTTCGCAAAGATATTCTCTAGCGAATGCAATCGCAGGCATATCAGCACGACGCGCATCTAGTGATTCTAAATCCCACCTCTCCGGCCATAGCGCAACTCCCCGCGCATTGATAGCAGGGTATGTTTCAACAAGATAACCGTCACGACTTTCAAGTTCTGTGTAAAGGTCAGTTGGAGTGAACGGTGTCCCGACTATCATTAGTTTCGATGTGTGGTGGAGTGTCGGGACAAGAACTTCGTAAAACCATGAAGCGACGCGAGCAAGTTCTGTGTCAGTTGTTCCCCACAGAATGTCGTCGCATAGAATAAGGTCGGGGTGTATACCACGAATAGCACCGCCAACAGACTTCGCGCTAATGTTAGAACCGTTAGCAAAACCAAAAAATGTTTTAGACCATGAATCGGCTTTTTTCATTTTAGCAAGAAACGGTACACCATCAATCAAATCATTAAGCGTGCGCATGTGATGTATAGACTGATGTAGACTGTGTGAAATTAGTACGGCTTTTGTCTTAGGGTTGAATGCTGTCTTCCATAGCATGTAGCCAAGGAATAGAGTTGACTTACCATGGTCACGCGCTGCCTTAACACAGTATCTTTTGCGTTGTTCTAAGTTGTTGTACCATCTTTCGTGATGATGTGAAAGTTGAAACCCTAATATCTGCTCAAAGAAGAATTTGAAGTCGCGCTTCGCTACTTCAAAATCTATTTCTTCAATGGCTTCAAGGGAAATTGCTTGCACTTAATCACCTAACTTCCAACCTCTTTAAGAGTGCATCCCATTGTGAATCTAATCTGTCTTCGGATAATAACTTAGGAGTCCCGACCTTCACCGCCGGAACCTTGTTCTGTGTGTCTTGCACTTTCTTACTTGCTTCCGCGTCGCCTTGTTGCGCATCTTCGATTATTTCTTCCGCTTCCTGTTGGTCTTCTGCATGACCTAATTGAACCATCTCTATACCAAGAGATTGTAGCATATTAGACGCGGCTAGTCCTTGCCCTCTACCGGGGAATGAATCCGGTTTGAAATCTTCTTCACCCGCATGAATCCTAGCCATTTGCCTTCTTCTATCTTTTGAACCATACTCTTGACCGGCATCTTCGGCAGCGTAATGACTTGCTATATTCTCATTGTAGTATTTTAACTGCTCAGCGGGACTCATCGGAGCCATATCTCGTCCGGTGAAAGTTCCGGTAGTCGAGTTGTTATCTGCTGTTGTTGGCATACCTGCTATCGACGCCTCTTCTTGCTGCGGTGGTGCTGCTGTTGGTACAGGTGATGGCGCTTCCGGCTCTTCCGTAGTTGGCATACCTGCTATCGACTGCTCTTCCGGTTTAGCATCAGTCATGGAACTGGTATTTGCTTCCGGCGATGCCTGTTCCATTTGCTCTTCTACTGCGGCGGTTGTTTCTTCCGGTAAGGAGACATTTTCCGTTTCTGCTTGAGGTTGTTGACCCAAACCTAACGCGCCTAATTCATCTCGAATTCGGCTTGATTCTCTCTTATCCCTGCCCATGTCTAATGCTCTTCCTATGGCACCTTTATTTGGTTTTTGTAAATCAGCACCTATACTTGCTAGTTCAGCCCGCATAGCCTCTTGTACATTACCTTTGGAGGAATCTATGTTGAAGTTTTTGCCGTATCTATTTGCTAAATCTTGAATAGCGGCCCTTCTGCTAGTTCCACTTGTAGGAGAATTTTCGGGGTATCTTCTGTTAATGTTATCCATTTCAGTGTCCATTCTACCCAAAGCACCTTCCAAAGCACCTCTCCTAGATTCGCTTTGTCTTCTTGCTGCGGATTCGTCCTTTGCACCTCTATATGCTTCTCTACCATATCTAGCGACATCGCCTACGCCTTGAACAAAGTTACCCATTCGTTCTTTCACGCCCGGAAATTTTTCTGCTAAAAAGCGCCCTGCACCTGCAACTGCACCTGCACCTGCTTTCGCGGCACCTGCAACTGCGCCTCCAACTTTCTTCGCGGCACCTGCCATAGCAGGACCCGCTCTATCTATACCTCTACCCATAGCATCAGTAGCGCCGTAGTAAGCAGGTGAGAGAACTTCTCTTCCAATGTTCTTCGCGCCTTGCATTAAACCGCGAAGTCTTTGACCTGTTTGAGCATAGTCGCGGCCTCTAGGTGATTGACCTGCGGCTTGCGCGCTTTCTATATTTTGGTTTGCTTGATTGACTCTTTGCGCGCCTAATACTTGTCTTGCTTGACCTTTGTTTTGAGCAGCGACTTGAACACCACCTACATTCATCGGAACAGCAGGTCGATAATTTGCATCGACGCCGTAAGGTTGTTGCATATTTTTCCGAATGATGTCGGGGTGAGAGTTGTCGCGTTCTGCAATAGCCTTGATAATTGGTTCCCAACCGCTGTCTTGTTGGTCAAGCATAACATAGTTAACATCGGAGAGGTTACCTCCTTTTGCTAAGATATATTCTAATGTACCCGCATCTTCTCCATATTTAATCATACTACTATTCCAATCTAGTTCCCATTGTTCAACCATTTATTGCACCTCCGCAAGAAGTCTTGATGATGCTCACCACATCATGTGTAGTGTTAAAAGATTTCGCGACAACACTCCAATCTCCGAGTGACATCGCGACAGCCCTTACATCAACACTTGTCATACCGACTTTGTCTGCGAGTTTTTCCATATCGTACTTGTTTAGCGGGTCGTATTTGACTATCAACGAACCTCCTGCTTCATGAAGTTGCACCCTCTCCATGAT